AGCACGCCCCGCCGCCGGTCCCGGTCGAGCCCGTGGTCGTGCACGTGACGCAGCAAGTGACGCAGACGACGCAGGCCGCGCAGGGGCCGAGCCGCTCCGTGACGAAGGTGCGCAAGCGCACCTCGCACGGACTGCACCTGTTCCTGACGATCATCACCGTCGGCATGTGGGGGCTGCTCGTGTGGCTCCCGCTCACCCTGTGGCACCGATTCGGCCCCCGCCGGAAGGTCGTCACGAAGCACCAGTAGCCGCCTGCTACCGCTCCGCCCACCGCCGTGCTCGCTCGACGAGTTGCACGGCGCCGCCGCCGAGCGCGAGTGGCTCCGCTCGCCGATACGGCTGCCCTGCCATCGCGCGAGCCTCCTCCGCCCGCCACCGGTCGAGCACGGCCCGGTCGCGGTCGAGCAGTTCGCGCGCAGCGACGAGGCGGTCGGCGTGCGGTTCGCAGGCGAACACGAGCCACGCTTCGGCCGGCTTGTTCTTCGGCCGGTGCAGCAGCAGCCCGCACCTCGTCGCCGGCAACCTGCACGAGTTCGGCTGACCGTGCGGCCCGGTCGCGACCATCGCGCCGCAGCCGCCGGCGCCGAGACGGAACGACATCGCGGTGTAGTCGGTCTGCGACGGCATGCGATTCCCCTTGTGACGTGCGACAACAGGTCGCCTGCGGGGGAAGCGCGGCGCCGAGCATCGTACGTACCGTCGAGCCATGCCCGCGACCCCCAGCCGTGCCGTCCGTGTCCGACTCGGCGAGCACCTCACCGTCGACATCGTCGGCGAGGACGGGACGCGGCTGCGCGTGCGCGGCCGGCTCGACTCCGCGCCGGACCGGTACACCGGCGACACGGCGACCCGCCTCGTCGTCGTCGACGCCCGGGCGCAGCCGCTCGCCTAGCGCCCGAGTAGCGCGCACCAGGCTGCGACCGCGAAGCACACCAGGAGAACGAGCCGCGCAAACGGCGCCCACCGGCGTGAGTGAATCGCCCGGTCGACTGTGGGCCAGATGATCCCGATCGCACTGATAAGCGCATCCCACACGTGAACCTCCGAAGCCATCGCAGAACGTGTGCCGACGCGCTAGTCCATGGTTAGCCACCGTCCGGCTTCTATTAAGAACTACCGCGCAATAGTCGCCGGTCACTCGGCCCTGAACGGCGGGAGGTACGGCCCTGACCTGCGGGAGTTAACAGGCGACCGCGGCGCTGCGATAGAAACCCGCCGGGCGCTACGTCGCTTTCGGGCTATAGCCCTTCGGTCGGCCCCCGCCCGCACCGCGGCCCGGCCGGCTCGCCTGCCACCGCTCGAACGACACCCGGAACCACACCGGCGTGCGACCGATGTGCGCGTCGGGCTCCGGCAAACCGACCGGCGCCGGCCGCTGCCGCTGCTTCGCCGCCGTCGCCGGCGTCCACCCCATCGCCACGGCGATGTCGTCGAGCGTGAGCAGCTCGTCGAGCGCCCGCCGGATCGCAGCCGGCCCCGGCCGGCGCCCGTGGCTCGAACCCTCGTCCGTCATGGCTTCCTGTCTTCCCTTCCTCGTGGTGGGGGTCGGGAGAACGCCCGCGCCGGCCGCCGAGTCTGCTCGACGGCCGGCGCGGTGCGCCTCCCGGATGTGGCTAGTTCGCGGGCCCGGCAGCCGGCTCAAAGTTGACGGACTGCACGAGCACCGCCGCGGCGGAGATGTCGGAGCCTGCGTCGACCATGCGGGCATCGGTGGCTGCGTCCGGCTGGACGATCGCCCACACCTCGCCCCAGATGCCGCCGAGGTGCCCGCGGGCGGTCACCTGCCACTCCTGGTCGCCGTCGCGCAGTCGCAGCGCCCGCAGCGCCGAGTGCCCCGGCATGGCGCCCTGCCACGCGAGCAGCGCCCGCACGGCATCGGCCGTCGACCTGGTGGCCGTGCTGCACACCTGCGCCGAGACGCGCAGCTCGGCGCCTCGCCGGTCGGCGTGCTCGCGGAACTCGACGCCGGCGAGGCGCGGCAGGTCGTCGAGCGGCATCGCGGAGAGCGCGGGTCCGGCAATGCTGATCGCGCGGACGAGGTCAGTGTTCGTGGTGGTCATGGGTTCCTGCTCCGATCTCGTGATGGTTGGGTGGGGGAGCAGGACGGGCCCGATACCCGCGGGCCCGTCCTGCCCTACTCGAGGTGCGGGGGTGCTCAGAACAGGAAGCCGTCGCCGCCGGCGAGCGGCAGCATCCCAGCCGCGGCGGCGTGGTCGTCGACTGCGATCTCCCGCGGCTGCGCGGGCTCGTCCACGGGCGCCGGCTGCGAGGCAGCGGGGGCGACGAGCGCGCAGTTGGCGATCTTGGCGGTGATGTTGTTCGGGATCGGCGAGCGCCCGTAGCGCGCCGCCGTGTCGATCTCGCTCGGCGTGACGTAGACGGCCGACAGCTTCGACGGCGTCACGGCCCACACCCGGGCGACGCGGATGCGCTGGTGCGCGTAGACGGCGACAAGCGCGCCGACCTTGACGTTCTCGCGGGTGGCGGCCGGCAGCGCGTCGAACGCCTCGCGGTCGATCACGGCGCCGACGCGGCGCGCCATGTCGACGAGCTGCCCGGCGAGGATCGCGAGCGTGACGCCGAAGACCTGAGCGGCTCGGTCGATCGTGGTCATCCTGACTCCTTAACGTTGTCCTGCTGACAGGGGCAACGTTAGCAGAAGGGGAACGAGGACGGAAGCCGGGGGCGCACCTTCGTTCGCCAGTGACGAACACACAGGTCAGAAGAGGGCGCCGGCCGGCGCGAGGTCGACGAGCCCGTCGCCGTCGAACGCCGGCCGCGGCGCCGGCACGTTGACCTGCTTCGGCTCGCGGTGCCAGCCGGCGGCGACGCGCACCTCGTCGGCCCACTCGACCGCGTAGTGCATGCAGTTCCGGCAGTCCCGCCGGCCCTCCTCGCACCGTTCGCCCCGCGACCGCGCCGCGAACGACCAGCCCATCGAGTCGGCCGACGCGAGGTACTCCGCGAACAGCGCGAGCCCCGACGTCTTCACGCCGAACCCGTGCAGGTTCCGCAGCCCGACCTCGTCGTGCAGCCGAGCGAACACGAGCGATGTCGCGACGACGTTCGAGCGCCGGCACACCGACCCGACACCGACGCGCCGCTCGGCCGCGAGGTCGACCCCGGCGTCGCGGTACATCTCCACGCACCGGACGTAGCTGCCGACGGTCCAGCCCTGCACGACGGGCGCGATGGGCAGGTCGGGCGCGAGCGTGCGCAGCTCGACGAAGTTCTCGACCGTGCGGCGCAGGTGCTCATCGAGCGTGAGGCCCGTCTTCGCGAGCATGTCGGGCTCACACATCCAGTCCTGCGGCGCCGCCCAGTCGAGCCCGCCGACCTCGTCGCGGTAGCGGCGCACCGCGTCGACGTACTCGCCGGCGCCGATCGTCCATCGACCGTGGCGGTCGATCTCGGAGAAGCCGCCCGAGTCCAACGCCCACCGGCCGATCGCCCGGGGCAGGGTGCGCCGGCCGCGCAGCCGCACGTGCGACACGAACAGCGGGGCCGTGGTGCGCGCGAGCCACGCCGGCGCCGGTGCCCCGACGTAGAACGTCCGCCCGTTCGTGCTCATCCTCGCTCCTAACGTTGCCCCGTTAAGGAGGGCAAAGTTACGGCATGCAGAGGAGCGCCGGCAACCCGGGGCGCACGAACGTCTGCCATCAGCGAACACGCGAGAGGTACACATGACCGACGAGCAGCTCGACCGCATCGCCGACCTCGTCGAGCAGATCCGCGACGCGGTCGTCGACGACGAGACGCCGCCCGCCGGCGGGCTGCGACCGCCCACCGGCTTCACGGCAAACTACGACCGGGCGGTGCGCAAGGTGGCGTCCCGGTGGACCGGCGCCCCGGGGGCGGTGTCAGTGCAGAGCCACGAGCGACTGAAGGACCCGGCCGCCACCCTGAAGGCCACCGTGCCTGCCGCCACCGGCGAGCGGGTATCGAGCGAGCTAGCCGGCGGCCGCTACGAGTGGGCACTGCGCTCGGTCGGGCCCGACGGCGAGCTGTCCGACTTCACGGAGTGGATCGCGACCGGCGTGCCGCCCAAGGGCGAGGACGACGAGCCCGAAGAGCCCGGCGAGGAAGAGCCCCCGCCCGCCGGCGGCCCGCACCCGACCGACATCCTCCCTGAGCTGAAGCGCTGGACGATCACGCTCCCGACCGGCAGCGAAGGTGACCCCGACAACGACTACATGATCGGGAAGTCCGTCCCCGGCGTGTTTTTCGTCGGCGACCACGGCGGCGTGGTGTTCCGCGCCAACGCCGGCGGGGCGACCACGGCGAACAGTGACTATCCGCGCGCCGAGGGCCGGCAGATGCGCGATGACGACTGGACCAAGGAGGCCCGGCCGTCGTCTGAACCGCACACGCTCGAATGCGACCTCGCCATCGACACACGCGGCCTGCGCGCCCGCCGGCGGATCTCAGCCATGCAGATCCACGACGGCGGCGACGACGTCGTGCAGCTCATCTTTGACGCTGACGAGGGACTCGGGCTCTCCCACGACGACGGCGACTCCTGGGAGCTGATCGACCCGGACTACCGGGACGGAACTCGGTTCACCTGCCGATTCGTCACCGTGCCACAGCCTGATGAGGACGACGACCGGGTGCAGGTCTTCTACAACGACCGCCAGGTCGTCGACATCCTGAAGCGCGGTAGCGGTTGGTACGACAAGGTCGGCGCTTACCTGCAGACGGCCCCGAAGTGGGGCGAGGCCGACGACGCGACCGGCGAGGTGGTCGTCTGGCGCCTCGTAGTGAACGGCGGATCGTCTTCGTGACCGACCCCACACCGGGTCAGTATGTTTCGAAGCGTGCGCGGATGGCGGGGCCGCACATATCGCGGCCCCGCCATCGTCAGCGGGGGTTTTCTGTTGACAAATTCGCGAGAAAACCTACCCTCGTGGTTGACACACCTGCAGGTTGACTAACTTGCAGGTTTGTCAACGCCCGTCGTGCTTGCCTGGGTGGCAGCCCAGGCGGCCCGACGGACCGGTGCTCTAGCGTGCTGCCAGATCACCAGAAGAGATCGTCGTGGTGGTCGTACAACTCGACGATCAGACGCAGGATGGCAAGAGCGAGGCGGGCCAGCAGTGGCCCGCCTCCTCTCCTGTCCTCGCGGTTGGGGTGCACCTTCATCACCTCCTCGCCCCTGTGAGCGAGCCCGTCTCGCCCTTCTTCGGAATCTTAAGTGTGCAGCGTGCTGGAAAAGTAGGAAACGATTCTACGGGGCGTAGAATCTCTGCTCTTTTCTGCCGGCAGCGATCATTCTGGTTCGTCCGATCGGACGCGGCAAAGTGGGCCGCTTGGAGTCGTAAAACGGCCGTGATCGCGATCAGCGGGGAGTCAGCGGCGATGAGCGGCTGTGATGCGAATCACGGCAGATCCGCCACGCCGATCCTTACCGCTTATCCCGTGGAACGAGCCGAAAGCGCGGTCTTCGCCCCGCGACGGACCATTCCGAGCCTTCTCTGGCCTTTCTTGGCCCGAGGCAGACGACCCCGACAGGAGGTGGCCCGTGGGGTACCGACGCATCGACCCGGACCGACGCGCCGCCATCCTCGCCGCCATCGAAGCCCGTGACGGCCGCTCCCGCGCGCAGCTCGCACGCGACTTCGAGGTGTCCCCGCGCACCGTGCAGCGCATCGCGGACGACGCCGGCATCGAGTCCCCGTGGGACACGACCGGCACGAGGCAGGCCACCGCCGCGGCACGCGACCACCTGCGCGCCCGCCGCGCAGCACTGTCGGCCCGCTTCCTCGAAGAGGCTGACCGGCTGCTCGACAAGATGCACGGACCGTTCGTCGTGTTCGCCTTCGGCGGCCGAGACAACGAGTTCAACTCCGCCACGCTCGCCGAGCCCCCGACGGCCGACCTACGAAACCTCATGACGTCCGCCGCGGTCGCGTTCGACAAGCACCTCGCCGCCGACAAGCACGACGCCGACGCTGGCGAGGACGACGCTGTGAGCATGCTCGGCCGGCTCGCCGAAGGGCTCGCCGCGGCGCACCGGCAGCTCTCCGCGGCGCCGGCCGACGACGAGTCCGACGACGATGCCGAGCGCGGTTGAGCTCACCGGCGGGGCGCTGTCCGCGCAGCAGGTGCGATCGATCGCCGAAGCGCAGGCCCGCATCAACATCTGGGAAGGGTCGATCCGATCCGGGAAGACCGTCGGGTCGCTGCTCCGGTGGCTGATGCACGTCGCCGCGATGCGCGACTCGCCCGGCGAGCTGTTCATGTTCGGGCGCACACGTGACTCGATCGCCCGGAACGTGTTCGGCCCGCTTCGCGACCGGTCGCTCTTCGGCCCTCTCGCGAGGCAGGTCGACTACACCTCCGGTGCCCCGACGGCGACGATCCTCGGGCAGACCGTGCACGTGCTCGGCGCCAACGACCGCCAGGCCGAAGAGAAGGTGCGCGGCCTCACCGGGAAAGGTGCCTACGGCGACGAGATCACCACGATTCCGGAGCCGTTCTTCAAGCAGTCGCTAGGCCGGCTCTCCGTCCGCGGCGCGAAGCTGTTCGGCACCACGAACCCGGACAACCCGGCGCACTGGCTGCGGCGCGAGTTCCTGCTGCGCGCCGGCGATCTCGACCTCGCCACCTGGCATTTCACGATCGACGACAACCCGCATCTCGACCCCGAGTACGTGCGGGCGATCAAAGCCGAGTACGTCGGGCTCTGGTACCGGCGATTCATCCTCGGGCACTGGGTGCAATCCGAGGGGGCGATCTACGAGTCGTTCGACGAGAACGTGCACGTCGTCGACGAGCTGCCGGAGATCGCGCAGGTGCTCGCGTGCGGCATCGACTACGGCACGACGAACCCGTTCGCCGCCGTAATGCTCGCGCTCACACGCGACGGCCGGCTCGCCGTGACTCGCGAGTACCGGCACGACCCGAAGGTCGCTCGCCGGCAGCTCACCGACGCCGAGTTCTCGGCCGCGCTGCGCGAGTGGCTCGACGCTGACGACGCCGGCGGCGTGCCCCGCTGGCTCGCCGTCGACCCATCCGCCGAGAGCTTCCAGCTCCAGCTACACCGCGACGGCGTGCGCGGCGTCGTCGACGCCGACAACGCCGTGCAGGACGGCATCCGGCTCGTCGCCTCGCTGCTCGCGACCCGCCGGCTCGTCATCCACCGCAGCTGCCGCGGCCTCATCGACGAGCTGCCCGGGTACGCGTGGGACGACGCCGCTGCGAACAAGGGCGAGGACAAGCCGGTCAAGGCGAACGACCACTCGTGCGACGCGCTGCGCTACGCGGTCACAACCACGCAGGCGGCATGGCGCCGGCAGGTGCCGCTCACTCCCTACGCGTCCGACCTCGCCGCGTAGAGGGCTCGCGCTAAAACCTCCGATGTGGCGGATAGCGCTCATAGGTGCCGCGAGTCGCATCAGTCGGAGTCTTGGTGGTAGAAGCAGACGACGTTCCTGATATTGAAGGCGTCCGATACGTTGCGGAGTCTCATTGTGTTGTTGCCGGAATTGAGCACGCTGCCGGCAAAACTTGCCATCTGCGTCGAGACGGCACCGGCGGGGCCCGTGGGAAAGACTGCACCGACCGGCTGGTCGTTGATCTCTATTCCAGCAGACCCGTTCAGATTTGAAGCCAAGAAACAGAGAAGGGCTCGCTGTCCGCTCAAGCGGCCGCTCGTGTTGAAGGTTCCAATTATGGTCGTGCCTGCAGGTACATTCGCTCCCTGATTTCCCACTATCTCGGCGAAATCGGCGAGTACGGTCATGGCGTTGTCTCCCTGTCGCCCGCCCCCCGTTTGATCGAGGCCGTATCGACTTCGTTGCAGGTGGGGCCCGTTCCGAAGACATGGAGGTCTACACGAACTGGTCCATCTGCCGCTATACGTACAACTGCGTACCGCTCGGCAGATAGATTGCTTTCCGATCTAGGGGAGCAGTGTGTCGAACCGTGGGCGCCGGCTCGCCAGCGGTAGTGATGCGTGACCGCGGCACCGCCGTTCTGGGCCCGCTGTTCGGCGACGAAGTCGTCGACCGCGCATGAGCAGGTCACTCGGCGCATCGCGGCGTGCGCCGAGTTCGTGTACGAGCCCCGCGGGCAGGTCCTGATCAGGCCGGTCGCTGGCGGCGGGATCACGGCGACGCCGACGTCGCCTAGGTGTGCCAGTAGGCGCGGAACCGGGCTCGCCACCAGCGCAGCCACCACGCCCAGTCGGACCGGTCACGCCACGGCAGCCGGCCGCGCGGGGGAGGGGCATGCCGTTGTAGCCGACGGAGCCTAGTCCGCCGGCGCATCGGTTCGGGCGTCCCTGACCCACTGTTCAACGTCGACGAGCCGCACACCCCACGCTGCCGCGACCGCGCCGACGGGAATGCGGCGCTCGACCACGTCACGCACGATCTCTTCACGAGCCGTGCCACGACGGCGGGCGTCGTCGACGGCAAGCCGGATGTCACACGGGTACTGGAAGTGGCCAGTCTGGGCGCCTCCCGAGCAGGAACGGCACCGGCCCGTCCCGTCGTCGGCGTGCTGGGCTTCGAGGCGATCAGCCATCAACGGCTGAGACATGATCAGCGCGACGAGCGGAGGCGTTCCGGACATGCACGCAGCGTCGCGTGATCATCACGGAACCCGGTAGGACGTCGCGTCCTACTAGGACACCACGTCCTACCCCTGTTCGGGTGACGTCAGTTCAACGCACCCATGTGCCGGGCCAGCTCGACGAGCCGCGGCTGCCACGCCCCCTGCTCGCGCAGCTCCCGCACGATCTGCTGCGTCTGTCGCTGCCCCCGCAGCCACTCCGGCGCCGTGGCCTTGATCTGCCACAGGACATCCGTCGCGGCCTCGTACCGGCCGAGCTTCGTGTGCGCCATCGCGGTATCCGCGAGGTGTCGAGCCCGGGCAGCCAACGGCAGGTGCAGGTCAGCCGGCATCCGGCGGGCCGCGTCGAGCGCCTGTGAGTACCGCTCCGTCACGATCTCCACGTCGACGGTCTGCATGGCTACCTGGTCGGGTCCGAACGCGACCTCGTAGTCGTTGCGGTGCCCCGTCCGCCCGGCCGCCTCCGCGGCCTCGTCGAGCAGCACGCCGGCGGTCGGCCGGTCCTGCGCCCGGCCGGCGGCGGTGGCGCCGGAGAGCAGCAGCGACCCGTACAGCGTCCACGCCGGCATCGGCGAGTCGCCGGTCGGAGCGATCCCGGCCGCGGCTGCCGTCGCGACCTTGTGGCTCTCGGTGAAACGGCCCTGGTTGAGCAGGAGCCACGCCATCGTGGAGCGCAGCGCGAACGGGCGCAGCTCGTCGGAACCGCCCTGCGCGTACGTGAGCGCGCCGCGCAGCGCGAGGTGCGCGGAGTCCGGGTAGCCGAGGTGCACGAGCGTGCACGCGGCGATCTGCCACAGCTCGGCGGCGATGTCGTGCGCGGCCGGCCGCTCGTCGGCGGACACCGCGTCCAGGGTGGCGCGCATCTGCGCGAGGGAGAGCGGGAGCTGCTCGGGCAGGACGTCGTGCATCCGACCCGCCCAGTACGACGACCACCCGTAGTTCACGGCCCGACGGGCGGCGTCGAGCGTGAGCGGCTCGACGTCGGGGTCTTCGCCGATCAGGTCTTCGACGCCCGAGACCGCGCGTCGCAGCGCCACGGCGCCGGCGCGCGATCGTGCGTCCGCCGCCGGCGTCACTGGCCGCTTGGGCAGCAGCTCGCCGGCGTCGACGTCAAGAGCGCGGGCGATGGCGTGCAGGCTCGGCATGGACACCGAGTGCCGGCGCCCCTGTTCGACCTTGCGAATCAGGTCCAGCGACACACCTGCCGCGGCCGCGAGCGCGGCCTGCGACATGCGCCCTTGACGCAGTTGGGCAATGCGCTCACCAAGGGTCGGGCCGCTACCCTGATCCATGTTCCGAGACCACCTCTCGGGCCGCGCCCCCGGACGTTGCCGCGTCGCGGGGGCTTTTGCATGGGCACTCCCCACGTTACGGGCCCGATCGCTGTCTGTCTGCGCGGCCTGACTGCCTGACCTGCGTCCGCTTCGAGCTCTCCCTACCACCACACCGGAGGTGCCCTCGTGTCCATCACGCATACCGAAATCGCCCGCCGCTTCGACTTCCACCCGGCGCCGACGGAGGAGAAGCGCAACGAGCACACGGCGATTCGGCAGGCGTTCCGCCAGCTCGCCGACGAGGTCGTCGAGCGCGTGCCCGCCGGCCGCGAACAGGCGCTCGCCGTGACCCTGCTCGAAGAGGCGATGTTCTGGGCGAACGCAGGTGTCGCACGCCCGGCCCCGGAGCAGCGCCGGTGAGCGCCGACCCGGATGCGTTCCGGCCACTGCTCGGCGACGAGGTCGTCGAGCGCATGCACGACCACGTCGCCCGCCGGCTCGACGAGCTGCACGCCGAGTTCGTGAACGAGCGCGCCGGCGACCGCCTGCGCCGCCTGTTCCGGCCGCCGGCCCCCGGCGACGACCCGGCCGCGATTCGGGTCTCGCGCGCCTCGTGCGACTGCGGCCTACACGGATCCTCGAGGAACGGTTCCGGCGCCGCGCTGCTCGCGCGCCTCCGCGGCGGGCCGACCTCGTGACCGGCGTCGACCGCATCCTCGCCGAAATCGACGAGCCACCGGCCCGCACCTTCGCCGGCCGCGTCCCGCCTCGCACCTTCACCGGCCGCTGCCCGTGCTGGCGATGCGTCGTCCGCCGCCTGCCCGCCGCCGTCGCCCTGTACGTCGCGCGCCTGCTGCCCGGACTGTGGCCCGAGATCGGCCGGCCCCGATGAGGCTCGCGGTTCGGCTGCTCGGCACCGAGGTGCTCGCCGTCGAGCTGCACCGGCCCGACCGCCGGCCGGCGCCGTCGCCGGCGTCCCCGCCGCCGTGCCGCTTCGAGCCTCCCGAACGGGCCCGCCTCGAAGCCGGCGGCATCCCGCATCTCGACTTCGGTTCACCGCGCCCGACCGCGAGCCGCTCAACCCGCACTGACAGGAGACAACGACGTGAATATCGCCGGCGCGGTCGCCCCGGTCACTGTGCCCGTGTGGGTGCGCATCGGCGACGCCGAACCCGAGAAGGTCGGCGAGATCGACGTTGCGTTCACCGTCGACGTCGACCCGTCCGACCCGACCCGCTTCGTCCTGCGTTCGACGGACACCGCGCGTATCCGCGAGCAGGTCGCTGGCGTGCTCGACTCAGCCGCCGCGAAGCTCCGCCGGCTTGGTGATTAGTTCGCCGACGTTCCACTTTCGTCGTTCGGCGGCTGGGACTCCTCGATCAGTTTCTGAAACTCCTGCATCAACGTTCGAGAATCGTTGCTTATCGAACGCTGCACACCGTAGACGCCGGCGGTCAGCCCTGTGCCGAGTGCGAAAATTGTGACCGCGGGAACGACATTGCCGGATTCTGCATATACCCACGCAACTCCTATTAGACACAGAATACAGAGTAGGCCGCCGAGGGTTCCGACAAGTTGAGTACGCCAGCGTCTAACATCCATCTCTCGGACGTGTTGAGCGTTCAAGTTGGCGAGCTCTCTGGTGTGCTGGCTATTCAGCTCGGCGAGCTTCATTTCGTGGTGCTGCTTCTCTGACTCAAGTTGAAGCATCTGGTCGGCATGAGTGGCTGCTTGCCGAATAAGCATATCTGCAATCTGTGGTGAGACTTTCACCCATCGTCTTGCCTTCTCGAACGGGTCGAGAGCTGTCCAGGACTCGGCTCCACTCGTCATCGCGCACCTGGCGGGAGAACGGGGTCGGGCTGTGGCGACGATGTTTCCGTTGGCTCGGGCGGTGGCCCGAGGATGTCGAGAAGGTGATTCAGATGGTCGGTTGCCGCGTCGATTGCTCGACCCGTTTGAGCGGCCCGTGCAGGATCGAGTAAGGCAAGCACTTCACGCTCGAATCGGGAGGGGGCCAAGCCAGCTGTGTCGCTGGTTGTCGCAGATCGGCTAGCGTCGAAGGCGGCGCGCAACAGAGCCGATAGAGCGTCGAGGGGGTCAGAACTGAACGTGAGCGCTACTGCATTCTTGGCATTCTCGACGAATTGCTGGTCGTGCTCGCTCCTAGCGGCCTTTTCGAGCCAGCTCAGCTCGATGGGCAGGAGTGCGATTCCTGGGTAAGGCCCGTGACGCCCGAGGATTAGGTCAAGTTCTACAAGTATCCCTCTGGCAGTGTCGTCGACCTCGGCTCGCCGATTGTCGATGAGAGCGTAGAGTGCATACGCTACTCCCTTTGTGTCGATGCCCGTGAACCTAAATTCTCTTTCTAGCGCGCGGACCCTAACGATCTGATGTAGTTGCTCCAAAATATTGGGCGGATCTTGACTCATGCTTGCCATCCCCTTCGCGCGCCGGGTGTGCGCTTGGCGGCTGTTCTCGCAGGTGGTGCTTGCCCTGTTACAGCCCGCTCAAGGCTTCGTCATACGGCATGCCCAACGATGATCGAGAGGAAGGCCAGCGATGCCGCTGCCGGCTGAGGGCGCGCCATGGCCGCCCCTGGAGTTGGAGAAGGCGCTCGCCCGGTTCGAGACCTACGACGCGTGGTGGGCCGGTGACGCCGAAGCGCTCCGCGAGCACTACCAACGCGAGACCGGCGTCGGCTTCGTGAATCGGCCGGCGCAGTACGCCGGCGGGCTCGCCGGGAAGGTCGCCCGCATGTGGTGGGGCCGGCCCGTACCGGCGAACGAGCCCGACGCGAAGCTGCATGTTCCCCTCGCCGGCGACGTGTGCCAGGCGTATGCCGACCTCCTGTTCGGCGAGCCGATCGTCGCGACGAGCGAGCACGCGCCGACGTCTGCGCGGCTCGACGAGCTGCTCGACGAGGGCGCGCACGCGCGGCTGCTCGAAGCCGCCGAGGTGGTCGCCGCACTCGGCGGCGGCTACCTGCGTCCGATGCACGACGCGGAGGTGTCCGACCGGCCGTGGATCGACGCCGTGCCCCCGGACGCTGCGCAGCCCGAGTGGCGCGGCGGCCGGCTCGCAGGCGTGAACTTCTGGCGCGTCGTCCGCACCGATAAGGGCATGGGCGGCGAGATCGTGTGGCGGCACGTCGAGCGGCACGAGCCCGGGTTCATCGTGCACGCGCTCTACCAGGGCACCGCCGACAAGATCGGGCGAATGGTGCCGCTCGAAGACGCGCCGGCAACCGCGGCCCTCGCCGGCGTGGTGAACGAGGCCGGCGCGGTCGAGACGGAGTGGCCGCGGCTCGACGTCGTGTACGTGCCGCGGATCCGCCCGAACCGTAGGTGGCGGAAGTCGTCGGCGCTCGCGCCGATGGGCCGGTCGCTGCTCGACGGGTGCGAGCCGCTGTTCGACGCGCTCGACGAGACGTACTCGTCGTGGATGCGCGACGTCCGGCTCGCGAAGGGCCGGCTCTTCGCCGCAGAGAGCGTGCTCGACAACTACGGTGCCGGCCGCGGTGCCGGGTTCGACCCCGACCGCGAGTTCTATGCCGCCGTTCCCGGCATGCTCGGCCGCGACGAGCGGCTCACCGTCGTGCAGTTCTCGATCCGCGTCGCCGAGCACCGCGACACCTCCCGCGAGCTGGTGAACACGATCCTCCGCCGCGTCGGACTGAACGGCGCCACGCTCGGCGAGCCGAGCGACGGCGGGCCCGCGATCACCGCCCGCGAGGTCACCGCCCGAGAACGCCGCTCGATGCTCACCCGCGAGCGCGGCATCCGCTACTGGGCGCCCGAGCTGCGGCACCTGCTCGGCGCGCTACTCGCCACCGATCGGCGCGTGTTCTCGACCGACGTACAGCCTGACGCGGCGCTCGACGTCGAGTTCCCCGACAGCGTGTCCGAGGACTTGCAGAGCCTCGCCACGACGGCAGACCTGCTGAACCGGGCGCAGTCGGCGAGCATCCGCACTCGCGTCGAGCTGCTGCATCCCGAGTGGGACGAGCGGCAGGTGCGCGCGGAGGTCGCGGCGATTGAGCGCGAAGCCGGCCCGGTGATCGACGCCCCGTTCCCCGGTGACGGCGACGACGAGGGCGACGAGGTCGACGAGCAGCTCGATGACGAGGTGCCGGCGGCATGACCGTCCGCCGGGCCCTCCGCGCCGGCGTCACGGTGGCTGGCGTGGTTCTCGCCGCGGCCGTGACCGTCGTCGCCGCGGCGCTCGCGGCCTGCGCGGTCGGGGTGCTGATCGTCTACGGAGTCGCGGCCGTTCTGACCTGACCTGCGAGAGGGGACCGATGCCGCCGCGCCCGCGTACCCCCTCGCCGGAAGAGGCGCGGCTGCTCACCGTGTATCTCGACGCCGAGCGGTACCTACTGGAGACGGTCCGGGGCGAGGTACGCGACGTCGCCGACCTTGCGCAGGCCGGCGCCGACGTCGACGCGCGCCGCGTCGCCGGTGTCCGGCGCGTTCGGCAGGCAACCGAGTCCGTTGTGCGGGGGCTCGAACGTGGGGCGCCGGCCCGGGTCGAAGCGATCATCGGCGCGGCTGCCGAGCAGGGTGTCGACGAGGCCGTGCGCCAGCTTTCCGCGGTCACGAGCGACGGAGGGCTCGCCGACTACGGCGACACGATCAACCGCGGCGCGCTCGACCGGCTCGCCGCAGCGACGGTCGCACTGCTCACGCAGGCGCACGTGTCGATCCTGCGCACCGTCGACGACGCGTTCCGCGAGGCTGTCTCCCGCACGGTGTCCGGCGTCCTCATCGGCGCACAGACCCGACGCGAGGCGGCGCAGCGTGCGCTATGGTCGCTCGCCGACCGCGGCGTGACCTCGTTCGTCGACCGCGCTGGCCGGCGGTGGCGCCTGTCCTCCTACGTCGAGATGGCGACCCGGACTGCGGCGGCGAGGGCCCACGTCGACGCACAGCTCGACCGGCTCGCCGCCGCCGGCCACGAGTTCGTGCAGGTGTCCGACGCGCCCCGAGAGTGCCCGCTGTGTGCGCCGTGGGAAGGCCGGGTGCTCGTGCAGAGCGACGGGCCCACCGGCCGCGTCGAAGCGCAGCACGCGCTTGACGATGAACGCACGGTCGTCGTCGACGTCGCCGGCACGGTGACGGAGGCTCGCGCCGCCGGGCTGCTGCACCCCAACTGCCGGCACTCCCTATCCGTCTACCTGCCGGGCGTGACGCCGGACATGCGGGCGGAAGAGGTGCGCTCCGACTCCGCCGGCTACAACGCCGGCCAGCGGCAGCGCGAGATCGAGCGCCACATCAGGGCGTGGAAGAGCCGCGCCGTGGCCGCGGTCGACGACCAGGGCCGCCGCTACGCCGAGCAGCACGTGCGCGCGTGGCAGGCCCACATGCGCGACCACCTGCGCGCGCACCCCGACTTGAAGCGGCTCCGGTACCGGGAGGAGATCGGCGCCGGCAACCTGCCGACCGTCGGGCTCCGTGAGCGACTCGGCTCGACCGGGCCGACGCCACAGCTCGTGCAGTCGCGCAAGCGCACGCCGCGGCAGATGACCGACGGAGAGCTCGAACGGCGCATGCGCGCCGCGCTCGCCGGCGAGGACTTCGACGCTTTCGACGCGCTCGCGAACGAGTCCGACCGGCGCGACGCCGCCCGGGCCGAGGCACGCGAGCGGCGTGCGGCCGAGCGGGAGCAGCGCGAGCAGCAGCAGGCGGAGGAGTTCGACCGGCTGCTCGCGCAGGGTGAGGACGAAGAGGCCGCGGTCGAAGCCGTGTACGGCGTGAGCGTCGAGACGCAGCGCCGGCAGCGCGCGATCGAGCAACTCCGCGCGAACGGCTACACCGGCAGGTCGTTCGACGAGCTGTCCCGGGCAGCGTTCCGCGACTACGTGTGGCAGCAGTTCAGCGCCGCCGAGGAGGCGACGAACGGCTACATGCTGTCGCGCGAGCGTGAGGCAGCGAACGCCCGCGAGTCCGCGCGGAACGGCCGCACGATGGATCCGCTCGACCTGTTCACCGGGCCGGAGCACATCGCCCGCGCGAACGCTTCCGACGAGCTGCTCGCGTGGTGGGACGAGTTCGGCCGGCCGTCCCTCGCGGAGTTCCGGGCGGAGCTGCTCGGCGACGGCGGGGCGGCTCGCGCGATGAGATCGAGTCGGGGAGACTTCCTCGCGTGAGCGACCAGTACACCCGGGCTCTCCGGCCCGACGCGACGCTCGTCGCCCGGATGGCAGCGGCGTATCGGGACGGCCGCGACACGGCCCGCGGGCGGCAGCCTCGCCGGCTCCCGTGGCGGGCCGACGCACCCGACGCGCCCACACGCGTGCTCGCGCGTATGTGGGCCCGCGGCTACTCCGCCGGCAACCCCGTTCGGCTGCCCGAGTAGCCGCAGGAGCCTGCAACGCCGAGAGCCCGGCACCCGCGAGGGGGCCGGGCTCTCGTTGCGAGAGAGACGATCTCAGCCGGCGGCGAGGGCGATCGTCGCGGTGCCGGTGCCGGTGCGAACGTCGCCGTTCTCGCGTGCGTACGCCTCCAATACTTCCGACGAGATCCGGCCGCGCTCGCTGACCTTCATGCCGCGCCCGATCGCCCACTCGCGGATCGCCTGATTCCGCTCTCGATCCGAGGACGGGCGGGCGTTGCTCGACGAGCCCGCGCGCCGACCGTTCCGGCCCGTGCTCGCGCGCCGGCCGGCGGACACGAATGGCGCGAGCGCATCGCGCAGCCGCGCCGCGTTGTCGGTCGACAGGTCGATCTCGTACGCCTTCCCGTCGACGCCGAACTCGACCGTCTCGGCCGCCTCGCTCCCGTCGACGTCGTCGACGAGCCTCACGGTCTCCTTACGTGCCACGGTCAATCTCCGATCTGCTGGGGATCCGTTTCGTTGACGACCATTCAAGCGCATTAGCGCATCGCGTGCAGAACCGCGTCGAGCCCGTCGGCTCCGCGTATCGCACCCACATTTGTCCCGCCCTGGCGGCGGGTTGTTCGGCGAGCCCGGGTGGCCGCCGTGATTCACGGGAGAACCAACGATGAACCCTCGCACCCTGCCCCGGCTGCACCCCCGCACCGGTGAGCCGCTCGTGCCCGTCGGCTGGTCCCGGCGCGGCCCCATCTGGCCCGTTCTCGGCGCGTCGCCCGACGACGCGAGCAACGGCGACCAGGGCGGCGACGCCGGCGACGACAAGGGCGACCAGGGCAACGGCGAGGGCGACGCCGGCGGCGCGGGCTCGACCCCGCCGGCCGACGCCGACAGCGGCGACAAGGGCGACCAGGGGGCCGGCGGGACCGGCGACCAGGGCACCGGCAGCGACGCACCGAAGACGTACGACGAGAAGTACGTCAAGGGGCTGCGCGACGAGGCCGCCCGCCACCGGCAGGGCAAGACGGCCGCGGAGAAGCGCGTTGACGACGTGCTCGCCGCGCTACGAAACCTCGTCGACCCCGACGCCGCCGAAGCGGAGAAGGACCCGGCCAAGCTCGCGCAGCGCGCCGTGTCCGAACGCGATGCCGCCATCGCGGAGCGGAACGCCGCACGGCTCGAAGCCGCAGCCGGCCGCGCCGCCCGTTCGCTCGACGTCGACGAGGTCGCGCTGCTCGATTCGCGCGGATTCCTCGGCGAGCTGTCGAAGATCGACCCGACCGGCGACGGGTTCGCCGACGCGGTTCGAGCGGCAGCAGAGGCGGCCGCAGAGAAGAACCCCCGGCTGCGGATCGCCAAGGCGACGCCGCCGCCCCCGCCGTCGTCGTCGGACATGACCGGCGGCGGCGAAACCGGCAAGGGCAAGAGCGCCGGCACCGGAAACAAGATCGACGACATTCGAAAGGCCCGGCGTTCCCGCCGCGGCTATTGACCACCCGGAGATAAATCGTGGCTAACACGCTGCTTACCCCGCAGGTCATCGCAGAGCAGGCTCTCGCGAACCTGTACGAGACCACCGTCATGGCGCAGCTCGTGCACCGTGACTACGAGCCCGAGTTCGCCGCGAAGGTCGGGAACACGATCACGATCCGCAAGCCGGCCGTGTTCGAGGCACGCGAGTTCAACCGGGCGACCGGGATCGTGGTGCAGGACGCCACCGAGGACGGCATCGACGTCACACTGAACCACCTCGCTGACGTGTCGTTCGCGGTCACCGCGGAGGACATGACGTTGAAGGTCGACGACTTCGACGAGCAGTTCCTCACGCCGGCGATGGAGGCGATCTCGCAGAAGATCGACCGCGACCTGCTGACCCTCCGCGACGACATCACCGCGGAGGTCGGCGACGTCGCCGCCGCCGGCCCGCCCGCCACCTACCTGTGGTCCGACTCGAAGGTTCTCGTCGAGGCCGGCATGGTCCTCACGCAGAACAACGTGCCGACCACCGATCGGCGAGTCGCCGTCGGCCCGATCACTGCGGCGCAGTGGAAGGCCGAGGACACGTGGCGGCAGGCCGACAAGCGCGGGTCGACCGAGGGACTCGAGGAAGCCGTCTTCGGCTCCCGCATGAGCGGGTTCACCCCGTACGAGACGCAGAACATCCTCGTGCCCACCGCGGGCCCGGGCGTCTCGACCACCGAGGTCGGCGTCGCGTTCCACCGGACCGCGTTCGCGCTCGCCGTGCGCCCGCTCGCGCTCCCGCGCGGCGCCCGCGACGCGGCGATCGTCGACTACAAGGGCTTCGGCCTGCGGGTGATCTACGACTACGACATCACGAAGAAGCAGGACGTGATCTCGATCGACTGCCTGTACGGCGTGAAGACGCTCGACCCGGCCCGCGCGGTGCTCATCAAGGGCACCGACGGCGCCTGATCGACGCCGTGTTCCGGTACCGCAACCGCAGCACACGGCAGGTCGTCGAGCGTGAGCAGCGCGACGCCCGGCTCGATCACCTCTCCCACCGGTGGGAGCTGATCGAGCACCCCGCGGTCGACGAGCCCGACCCCGTCGAGCAGCCCGAGCAGCCGGCCGACGCGCCGGCGCCCGAGCAGCCGACGAGGCGGGCGAGCCCGCCCCGGGGGAGGGCCGCACGCTCGCGCTCGACGACAGCCGCGTCGCGGTCGACGCGATGACCCGAGCGCAGCTCGCCGACCGCCCCCACGGCGGCTGAGCGCGCGTCCCCGAGCCCCGCACCCGCCGGCCGGCCCCCAGCACCGGGCCGGCGGGTGCGGGGCGCACGAGCACGGAAGGAGTGCCGCGACGGTGCCCCTCTACCGACACGGAAGCGGCGAGCGCGTGCGCCCCGTCACCGGCAGCCGCGAACACCGCCGGCTGCGCGAGGCCGCCGACTGGCACGAGGTCGTCGACGGCGAACCCGAGCAACTCGTCGACGGCGCCGCCGGCGGCGAGCCCGAGCAGCTCGACGGCGACGCCGACGAGCCCGACTCCCCGACCAGGAGTGATCACACATGGCCTACAGCCCGAGCGGACTGAACGACGCGCTGAACGGAGTCAAGGCCGGAGGCACGCACCTCGCGTTGTGCACCGGAGACCCGGGCACGACGGGCGCGAACATCGATGTCAACGTGACGCCGCTGCCTGCCAACTGGGGCACCCCGGACGGCGACAGCGTCACGTCAGCCGAGGTGCCGTTCGCCATCCCCGCCGGCGGCGGAGCGCGGATCTACACGCACTTCGCCGTGATCAATGGCACCAACCCCGCGACTGCCACCTACAAGACCGGCGGCCCGCTCGACGAGGCGGAGACCTTCTCCGACAACGGCGGCACCTACAACTTCACCGCCACGCTCACCGCGGCATCTGCGCCCGCGGCCTGACCGCCCCTGGTGACGTCCGCCGCTCGGCTGCTCCCCGCGCCGTCCGCACGGCGGCGGACGTCACCGGTCGTCGCTGACCCGCGGAACGAGAGGACCACCCGATGGCCGCACTCGACATCGTGCTCGTCGGCACTAGCGAGTGGGCGTCCGGCGCGAACGCCGCGGGCACTCCCGCGCCGCTCGCCTACCCGGCCGGCGTCGCTGAGAACGACGTCGTGTACCTGGTGGTCCACAACAAGCCGGCCACCCTCGAACCGCCCGATCAGGACGGGTGGTCGAAGGTCGGGACCGCGACGGGCGGCGGCGGCACCGTCGGCACGAACGACCAGGGCCCGAGCCGCATCACGCTCTACCGGCGGGTTGCGCCGGCGGGCGGTCTGTCGGGCGAGGTCGGTTTCGTCATCTCCGGCAACAACGTGTTGTCGGCGACCGTGCGCGCCTACCGGGCTGTGAGCCCGGGCGCCGGGCTGACGTGGGCGGCGGAGGTCTTCGGTTCCTTCTCGCGCGCCACCGCGTCGACCGCGATGGGCGGGACGATCGCGTCCGCGCTCGACCTCGCCGAGAAGGACCGCGTCGCCGTCGTGCTCGGCAGCGCCAACGACGCGCAGACCGTGTCGAGCGGGCCCACGCTCGCGGCGACGGGGGCGACGTTCGGGACGGTCACGAAGAGCCCGAACTCGAACGCTGCCACGGCCACCGGTGCCGACCTCGGAACCGCGGCATGGGACGTGCCGGTCTCGGCCGGCGCGTCCACGACCGGGCCGACGATCACCGCGACGTCGGGCACGTCCGCGACGGGGATCGGGTTCGGGTGGCGGGTGCGCGCGAGCGACTCGACCGGCGGCGGCGCCCCGGTTGTGGACGCCGGCGCGGACGCGTCCATCCAGCTCGGCCAGACCTTCACCCGCACAGCCGTCGAGACCGGATCCGCGATCACGTCGCGCGCGTGGACGATCCTGTCCGGGCCGGCCGGCCAGGGCAGCACGATCGGCACGGCTGCGGCGCTGTCCTGGACGCCGACGTCCATCGGCTCGTACGTGCTCCAGTTCGCAGCGAGCAGCCCGAACGGAACCGGCGCGGACACGGTCACGGTCACCGTCACGGCTGCCGGCTCGTCGGCTCCGGGGCAGGTCTACAACCTCACGTCGTGGAAGCTCACGCTGCCGACTGGGCCGGCGCCGGGCGACCCGACCGAGATCGAGCAGCCCGAACTCACCACCTACAGCGGCGATCACTTCTACCTGAACAGCGCCGGCCGCATGGTGCTGATCGCCCCCGTCCAGGGCGTCACCACTTCGGCGGCATCCGGGGCGACCCGCTGCGAGTTCCGGGAGATGGAGAACGGCACGGAGGCCGCGTGGTCGCCGTTCTCGCCGGATGGGCGCCGGCTCACGGTGACGATGCGGGTCGACCCGACCTCGATCACCGACCGCCAGGAAGTGATCATCGGGCAGATTCACGGGGCGGGCGACAGCCCGATCCCGCTGATTCTGGCCGCCGAGTGGGAGTCGAACGGCTCACCGGTCACCCCGCGCATCCGTGTATTCCAGAACTCGCCCGGCGTCGGGAACATGCTGTCTGGGGAGATCACAGTCTCCACGGACTTCACGTACCGGATCGAGTACGTTCCGCACCCCACCAACCCTGCGTCCGGCGGCACGGTGGAGGTGTCCGCCGCGGTCGGTGGCCCCGAGAACCTGCCTGCTACGCCGCAGTTCTCGTTCCCGGCCAGCGCGTTCACCGATCAGGTCGGGTGGTACTTCAAGTGCGGCGCCTACAACAAGAGCCAGATTGCGAACGGCGGCACCGGGCAGGCCGTCGTCGAGATATCCCGCATCGAACTCATTGCACCGGGCGCGCTCGAAACCCGCAGGTTCTACTTCCCCAACCTGCCATCCCTGTCGCCGCTCATCAGCGTTGCGAGCTGGGTCAACGACGGCACCGCCGCCCAGACCCCGCACCGGCTGACGGAAACGCCCGGGGGAGCGCCGGACTCGTTCGGTCGCCCCGAGACCACCACCACGACGCCGTGGTATGTGCTGCTCGGCCGGTGGGTGTCCGACCCCGTGTCCGTCCCCGGGACCGTGTTCGGCGACTGGGAGGCCACTGTCGCCCTGCTCGCATCTGTCCCTGAGGCGGACCTCGAACCGCTCGTCGTGGTCTTCGGCACCGTGGGGCTCACCAACGAGCGGCGCGGCACCGCCATCAGCACCGCTCCGGACTACAGCCTCCCCACGAGCCTCGCGTCGAGGATCTTCGGCGGCGCAGGGACCGGGGCAGACATGGCCCTCCAGGTCGGCGACCGCCTCGTCGTCGACGTCGGGTACGTCGCCCGGAACAACGTCGCGACGTCCCGCACAGGAACCCTGCATTACGGCGGCACCACCGCCCCCGACCTCGTCGCCGGCGCGACGGACTACTCGCGCCCGGCATGGATCGAGCTACAGGTCACCCCGGGTCTGGCGTTCGCGCCCGGCACGATCGCTGCCGGCGCAGGCTCCATGGGCGTCGCACTTTCGACCGCCGCCACCGGCTCGAAGGCCGCGGCCACCGCAGGCACCGTCGGCGCCGATCTCATGGCAGCCGGCACCGGCTCGAAGGCGGCCGGCGGAACCAGCACGGTCGGGCTTGGGCTCGCTGTGGCCGGCGCCGGCGAGGCCACCCGTAGCAGCACCGGCGACGCCGGGCTCGCGCTCGACGCCACCGGCACCGGCTCGCCGACGAGGACGGGCACCGGCACGGCCGCGCTCACCCTCTCTGCGGCCGGCGTCGGCGAGCGCGCCGCAGCCGGCTCCGGTTCGGCCGCTGCCACGCTCGCCACAGTCGGCACCGGTGAACGGGTCGGCGACGGCGCCGCGGCCGTCTCCGCCGATCTCAGCGCCCATGGCACCGGCGCGAAGGCGGCGACCGGCACCGGCACAGCCGGGCTCCTGCTCGATGCAAGCGGGACCGGTCGGCCGACCCTCGCCGGCGTCGTGCGGATCCTGCTCGGCGCGACCGGCAGCGGTACCGCCGAGCGCACGAGCCCGGGCAGCGCTGAGCTCACCGTCGGCGCAGGTGGCACAGGCCGGAAGACGGCGACCGGGCGCGGCAGCGTCGGACTCGTGCTCGGCGCCACCGGCACCGCCGACCCGACCGTCGTCGGCGCCGGCCGCGGCGGCGTGCAGCTCGCAGCGTCCGGCACCGGCATCCGTTCCTCGAGTGGTCACGGAGCGGTAACGGCAAGGCTCGGTGCTGCCGGCACCGGCACGTCGACAAGGACGGGCCGCGGCACCG